GATGAATGGTCTTCACTCTATCGGAGTAAGTCTGGTGAACGTGGTATCTTCAATCGTGTCGCTGCTATCAAGCAAGTCAAATCGCTCGGTCGTCGTGACCCTAATTTTGAGTTTGGTACTAATCCTTGCTCTGAAATTATCCTACGTCCCTACCAGTTCTGTAACCTCTCCGAAGTTGTGGTCCGATCTACAGACACTGTCGACACACTACGGGAGAAAGTAGAACTTGCGACTATTCTTGGAACGTTCCAGAGTACGCTTACTAACTTCCCGTATCTGCGCAAGGTTTGGCAAAGGAACACGGAAGAGGAGCGTCTGCTCGGCGTGTCACTTACTGGCATCATGGACAGTAGTCTCACCAACGGTAAGACCTCTGGTCTGGACAGCCTTCTTGAAGAACTTAAGAAAAGGACTGTGGAAGTAAATGCCGACCTTTCTGCAACTATTGGTATTAATGCTAGCACTAGTATTACATGTGTTAAGCCTAGTGGCACTGTTTCGCAGTTGGTGGATAGTGCTTCTGGCATCCATGCCCGGCATTCTAGTTACTACATTCGTTCTGTACGAGGTGATAACAAAGATCCTCTGACACAGTTTCTTACTCAGACGGGTATTCCTTATGAGGCAGACGTGATGAAGCCAGATCAGACTACGGTCTTCTACTTCCCACAGAAGGCTCCAGAAGGTTCTGTCACTCGTAATGAAATGACTGCGATCGAACAGCTTGAACTCTGGAAGACATATCAGCTTCATTGGTGTGAACACAAACCATCAGTCACTATCTCTGTACGTGAGAAGGAATGGCCAGCAGTAGGAGCTTGGGTGTATGATAACTTTGACCTCATCTCTGGCGTATCTTTCCTACCTCACTCTGACCATTCTTATCGTCAGGCCCCGTATCAGGAATGTGATGAAAAGACGTACCTAGAGTTTCTCGACAAGATGCCTAAGAGCATTAATTGGACAGATCTCTCGTACTTCGAGGCTGAGGACACGACTTCGGGTATGCAGACTCTTGCATGTAGTTCTGACGGGTGCGAGGTAGTAGACATTGGGTGAATGAAAACCTGATCTTGCAGCAATGAAGAAGGTTCATGAAGAACTTAAACATCTTCGTGAGATGATCCTTAGACCGAAAGAAGAGAGTATATTTGAAAGAATAAAGAAGAAATGAAAGTATTAGTCGCTTGCGAGATGAGCGGCAGGGTACGTGATGCATTCATCAAGAGGGGTCATGAGGCAATGTCTTGTGATCTCCTCGACACCCTAGTAGAGGGTCCACATTACAAAGGTAGTGTCTTGGATATCCTCTACGACGGGTGGGACCTAATGATTGCACACCCTCCGTGTACAGACATAGCCGTTTCAGGCTCTAGATATTTCAAAGAGAAGATAGCAGATGGAAGACAACAAAGAGCACTCGATTTTGTACGGACACTACTCGATGCCCCCATTGGAAAGATTGCATTGGAGAACCCTGTGTCAGTCATTTCAACAAATATTAGACCGCCAGACCAAATCATACAACCTTATCAATTCGGTCATGATGCGTCAAAAAGGACCTGTCTATGGCTCAGTGGTCTTAGGCCCCTCGTACCAACGTCGTTTGTTGAGCCGAGGATTGTCGATGGTAAGTGTAGATGGGGAAACCAAACCGACTCTGGTCAGAATAGACTTGGACCTTCCGAAGACAGAGCAGCAATCAGGAGTTTAACGTATCAGGGTATAGCAGATGCTATGGCTGAACAATGGAGTGATTAATGTCACAGATTAGAATGTGTTTCATGGGTGCGTTCCTAAGTCGGGACGAAGCCGAGATTTTCAGAGAAGAGTTCTTCATCGAAGAGACTCAGGAGGCAATCGACAATGGAGACCTTGTGGTTATACAGGATGATATCGTCTTTATCAATGCCCACTGGGTCGTCAGGATCATGGCGGAGAACCCGCAACAGGAGCTACCCCTTGAGTAAGTATAAGTACGAGACTGCTTTCGATATCCACAAGAATAAAGAAGTCATCGGATACTTTGATTTGACAGGAGTGTGGCATGAGAGGGAAGACGTGACAAAGGCAAAAGACATCCAAGTAGGTGGCGATCACTACAAGACCATGGCCATCCAGCCGGGTGAATATGTCGTCAAGAACAACATCGGTTGGTACGAAGGTAACGCCATCAAGTACCTCACCAGACACAAGGCCAAGGGTCAGAAGCAAGACCTAGAGAAAGCCATCCACTATATCCAGTTGGCGATTGAGGAATACTATGGAGAATAACACAGAAGACTTCATCCAGCTATATTCTGGAAGGGCATTCCATTTTGGAAATCCTCGTGTGGAAGAAGTTCATATTGAAGATATTGCCCATGCACTTTCCCTTCTCTGTCGTTTCGGAGGTCATTGTCGAGAGTTCTATTCTGTAGCTGATCACTCAATCAGATGTGCAGAAAACGTCCCTAAAGAGTTTCGACTAGAAGCTCTCCTCCACGATGCGACTGAGGCTTACATTGTCGATATGCCACGTCCTATCAAGTATGTACTTAAAGAGTATAAAGTAGTTGAAGACAATATCGATAAGGTGATCAGACAAAAGTTTGGTCTACCTGATACTATCAGTCCAGAGGTCAAAGAAATCGACGCAAGAATGCTTTCGACAGAACGACGTGATCTCATGAAACCGTCCGAACTCGAGTGGCACAAAATGTTAGATCCAATCGACCAGATTGTATACCCCCGAACACCGAAAGAAAGTTATAACGACTTCCTTGAGATGTTTAAAGAACTAAGCTAAAACGCAAAAGGCCCCGTAGGGGACTTCTACTTGTATCAGAAGATACAGGCGGAGGTTCCTTACGGGGCCTTTTTTTTTGTTTATCGTCCAAGGATACCCTTGGCACTATCCATTGCACCACTGAACATACGTTCACCAGAACGAGCAGCAGGAATAAACCCACGCTCTTCATTGCTTTGGTATGATCTGAATGTTGCACGACGGAGGATCTCCCCGGCACGCTTTCTCTGTTGCTTGGATACCTGATCCTTTGTGACAGACTTCATGAGTTCCGACGCGAAGTCAGGGTCCTCAACCATCATATTCACAAGGCTCTTCATGTTGGCTTCAACTTCTTCAAGACTTTCTACAGTCATTGGAGTGATCAAACTACTAGTCGTAGCAGACTTTCGATTGAGGCGGCCAAGAAGAGTGTGGATCAAAGTAGATACAGCGGCCTGTGGATTTTCGGACCTCAATGTCCTTCTACCAAAGAGTACACTCTTGTCGACCTGAGGGGTCTTCTTAGAGATACGCTGGTATGTGTCAGACAAGTCTTCAAGGGCATCCACAACTTCCGGCTTATCCCTGAATACTTCACGCATCACGGCAAAGTCATGACCTTCGTCGTCAAACATCTTGTCAATCTGACGGTCATTAGATCTCTTGGCAAAACCCAAATCAGGTGCCACCATATCCATCTTAGAGTTCCCAGTGATCTTACCCTTGAGCCAACGGACATAGGTGCCTTGGGCTGCGTCACGAATGACCTTCCCACTTTCACCCATCTCGTCGACCTCATCCATAAGACCCTTGATCTTCGTCTCACCGTTTTTACCGGCAAAGAGTTGTTCAAGATTGCGACCTGCGTCAGAACCCTCGACAGGTACAAGACCCTTACGGGACTTTGTCACAAAGTTATGGAAGATGGACTGTTGTGCATTAGCAGTGAGTTCGTCTGCAGCCTCTTTCATCTCCTTGGCGACAGCATCTTTAGCCTTTGCGTCTGCACCAAGAGTATTGATCTTGGCTTCCATATCCTTGAAGACCTTGACCGAGGGATGATTAGTCCTTTCGAGGTTCTCAATGATATTGCTCAGGCTACCACGAAGAGTACTGATGCTTTCGGCACCACCCTTCGCAAGACTGTCAGAGAGGTTATTGACGGCCTTACCGAGGTAGAGGTTATCAATGTCAGGACGGATATCTTGTCCACCCTCAGAAGCGGCATGTTCGATGTCTCTCGCATATGTGTTACGTTCTGTCGTAGACAGGTTGTTATTGACATAACGAGACACACCGATGTCGTAGTCACCCTTGCCCCTTGGAATACGAGACTCCGAAGAACGGATGATCTGCTCACCATCATCAGCGACACTCTGCAAAGAACTGTTCTTGTTCCCGTAGAATGCGTTCTGATACTTCACGTACTTGTCCTTAGCATCTTCGACCATCTTCTTGATGTTATCGTCTCCACCCTGAGCCACATGATCCAGCTGGGTTTCGTTGATGTTGTCACGAAGTTTATAGAGGGTCTGTAGACGTCCCTGAGGGTCACCTGACTTCTGTGCAGCAGAAATCTGA